ACGTAATCCTTGCGGTATACAAAGGCTCTCTATTATGCAGATAGAGGGCCTTTATCTTTTTTGTCAAAATAATTGCGTAACTTACTTGCTGGTCAATAATCAAGAGTTCGCAATCTCATAGTGTATAGAAGGCCTTGCAACCGGCCGTAGGCCTATTATATTTCAACATCCATTGTACATGGATGAAAAATTTTTGTAGTATGCTCTGGTGGTATTGATTATTGAAAGGAACAGCATGGCACAAATTCTCACCATCATCTTTACTCTCTTCATTGGCTCATGTCTTACATGCATAGGCATTATTTTGCTTATCAAGTTCTGCATGTGGTGGGACTCTACATTCGAGGTAAACGACCGTTATGATAAGTAAATTATGGAGAAAACGAATAGTGGATAAGCAAATTGATAAACAAATTGAGGACGCGCGATCCATTTATCTATTTGATGGGTGGTATCGTCTTGGTGATTTAAAACGTATGATTGCTGAAGCAGAAGATGGAGAGCGAAATACGATGAGTCTTAATTCTCAGCAATTGGAATTACCTGAGATAGGAGATAAGAAATGAAAGCATTTCCAAATCATAGAAGCGAAGGTATGGAGTTACGTGATTACTTTGCAGCTATGGCTTTGCATGGGTTTATTAAAGAAGAGTTTACGCAGCCAACGTATGAGCAAATGGCAAAAGCCTGTTACGAATTGGCAGACGCAATGATGAAAGCACGAAAGGAGTCATCACAAAATGACACAAAGTGACATACACAGCTGCGGATACTACTGCGACAGACATGCTTGCATCGTAGCGCAGCGTAATGAACTGCGAGACAAGTTGTTTTCAGATCAAGCCGTCAAGACGTATTCAGGTGGCAAGCCGAACTATACGCAGCCTGACGAAGCGATGATGAAGAGGGTAATGGATGGGATTCCTGACATGCCGATAAAAGCCAAAATTGAGAAGGAGCCAACGCTAGACGGCTGGCCTTTGTGGTCAGGGTTGCCGCCAATAAAAGTACAAGATAAAACTTTTGAAGAGTTTGCGCAAAGCTTTGCACAGAGTGCGCGGGTAAATGGCATACCAAAGCCGGAGCCAGTAGCGTACATCGATGTTGAAACGCGCAAGTTGGAGTGGGCAACGCCTATTAAATGGGAAACGCCAACAGTAGTGAAGATGGATAAGGTTCCGCTGTACACCACACCGCCAAAGAAAGAATGGGTAGGGCTTACGGATAAAGAGATTGAACAAGCAGCGCAAGGTGGAGATACAAACTTTTGGGATTTTTGCCGCATCATTGGAGCCAAGCTGAAGGAGAAGAACGGTGGATAAAGATTACTCAGACTACGAAACGCAACGCGCTATTTTAATGGAGTACATGCAGGTAATGATTGCAAGAGGAGATTGGCATGGAGTATCCGATGCCGCGAATGATTTACGTGTATTAGAAGCGGAGGAGAAAAGCGTATGACAATAGCTAAATTTAAACCTCCTACACAAGAAACATGTTTACGATTGGCGCAATATTATTGTGATGTAGTAAAGAATGAAAGATTAATGTGGGAATATTTAGTATGCTGGGCTGCCTATGATGATTACGTAGAGCTGTATTGGGAGGCTGCATGATTAACCAAGTGGCAGCAACGTATTGTTCGAATAAATTATTTGAACACATTAAACAAAAACATAAACTAACTAGTGATAGCCAATTGGCTAGGTTCTTATTTTCTTCATCACCTACCATTAGTCGCATAATGAATGGTAAGCTTGGCTTAACGCCTAAAATGATTCTTATCATCTACGATCGTACAGGTATACCTATTGACCAAATACGTTCTCTCTTTAAACAAAAAGTAGTTAATGACAAAGGAATATAAATGTCAAAGAAAGAATTAAGCCCATTGGCTAAGCAATTACTTAGTGGCTCAGGCGCAATGGAGTTATTTACTCAAAGCGAATTTGATGAAGCCTTGGCAGTAGGTAAGGCAGAAATTATGACCATAGCTATTGAAACCACAAAACAGGCCATTTTTATAGAAAGAGATGCCTGTGCTAAGATTGCTGAAGACGAAGAACAGCCAGATATTGCAGAAAAAATACGGAATCGCATCCCAAATCAAAGAAATTAACTGATTTGACAACTAAATATGCATCTTTTTCTTATCTTTGTGCAAATAATTGTGTTTCAAGGGCGAAAATCGGGTTATTATTCTCATGTAGCACTTATTTTTAATCCTGAACTTTGAAAGGTACACAAAATGGCACACATGATCGCAACCACCTCTACCGGTAAAGACGCAATGGCCTACGTTGGTGATACACCATGGCATGGTCTTGGTCAGCAATTAACTAGCGATGCACCGATTGAAACTTGGGCCGAGGAAGCTGGTCTGGATTTCATGATTAACTCAGCGGATGTCCAGTTTCAAACTCCTGCAACAGCTTGGTCAAAAAGCTTGGTGTTGCCGTATGAAGGTAAAAAGGTTCTTTATCGCGCTGACTCCAATCTGCCACTTGGTCTAGTATCTGACCGATACAAAGTAGTGCAGCCAATGGAAGTCCTCGAGTTCTTCCGCGATATGGTAGGCAGTATAGCACACCTTGAAACTGCTGGTGTGTTGCGTAATGGTGCTCATTACTGGGCATTGGCCAAGATGGATGGTGAGTTCTCCATGGCTGGCGACAAAGTTAACCAATATCTCCTCTTGGCTTCTAGTTGCGATGGCTCTCTGGCCACTCAGGCACGCCTGACTTCGGTACGTGTTGTATGTAATAACACTTTACAGATTGCTGCCAAGGAAAAAGGCAACGTGGTTCAAGTTCGCCACAACTCTATCTTCAATCCACAAGCTGTTAAGTCTCAACTCGGCGAGTTCGATGACGCCTTCAAAGCCTTTGAGCATACAGCCAAGTATCTGGCATCTATCAAGTTATCAAGCTCTCAAGCTCAGGCAGTCTTTGCCAAGGTTCTTGGTGGCGATGATAAGAAACCAAGCCGCGCAGCCACTCGAGCTTTGGCTCTCTTTAATGGTGCTGGCATCGGCGCCGAGCTGGAATCTGCCAAAGGTACAGCATGGGGTGCTTTAAACGCTGTTACTCAATTGATGGACTGGGAAACAGCTCGTACTCCAGATGCTAGAATGGCAAATGCTTGGTTTGGTGGCGGTGTTAATGTTAAGGCAAAGGTCGCCGAAGAATTACTGGCCCTCGCATAAAATTGTTTACTTTCTCCAGCGAAACGGTATAATGGCTCATGTGGGGGGTACTCCCCCACTAACCAACTGACTATTGAAAGGTATATCATGGCACACTTACACAAAACCCTAGCATCCAATGTCCGCATCATGTCTCTCGGCGATCCATTTACAAATCGCTACGACTTGGTGGTCGAAGTTCTTAAAGATGGTGAGTGGACATACTTCAGCGGCTTCAATACTTTCACCAATGATTATGCTTTCTCATCGGCCAACGACTCGGCACGTGAAGCCATGGTTCGATTTCCCCTACCTGTTGATACCTCAACCAAAAAAGTAGGCACCTGGGAAAAAGGCCTGCTCAAGTTTAGAGAATACGAGGCCTACCGCCATGAGTATGCTTCTTTGTGCCCACCTACCGAGGCTTACATAGCTTACGAAAAAGGCCACGATGGTGATGACACCCATGCCTACGGTGCCACTGCTGAAGAAGCAATCGAAAACCTCCGTGATTTGATCGAGGACTAACATGTTACGCTATGTCCTCGAGACTAAGCAAGATGATGGCACATGGCGTGCCATCCTTGCTGGTGTTAGTGTCATCCAACTGCAAAGTGTTGCAGACGCCATATTCGGTAAAAGACGTAAACAGTCCTACCGTATTATTGATTCAGAAACAGGCAACATCAACGTAATGCACGTCAGCAACTTAACTTGATCATTGAAAGGTAACTACCATGTCTAATAATAGAATCGTCACTCTGTCCCAACTGGATGCTCTGTGCCATGCTCTTGATGACTACCTTGCACATACTCTGGATGAGCACTATAAGTACAATTCCACTATGAAGCCTGAATACCGTGAGATTCGTGCAAGATTGATGTCAGCCTATCAACCTCTTGAGGCTCAAGTTTGGGCAATCAAAGCATTTACAAATATTTCTATTGAAACTGTTGAAACTGTCACGACTTGATGTATATTGCTAACGTAGTCCACTCGTCCACTTGTTTTGATTTTTGAAAGGTACACCATGAATATCTTCTATCTACACCAACTTGCTCCTGTTGCCGCAGCTATGCATTGCGACAAACATGTCGGCAAAATGCTTATCGAATCATGCCAATTACTTGCCACGGCTCACCATGTCCATGGCAATGGCGATGCAGTATCCTATAAGTCCACTCACGTTAATCATCCAAGCGCCATCTGGACACGTCAGTCAACACTTCATTATCATTATGTCGTTACTCTGGCCATCTACCTTGGCCGCGAATTTTATATACGTTACGGCAAAAATCATAAATCACGCGACGTACTCGTTGCCGAGCTACTTAACCCACCATCAGCTATGCACGACTTACCTAAAACATGGTCTGCCCCACCTCTTGCAATGCCAGACGAATTTAAGTCTGACAATGCTGTCGAATCCTACCGTCGCTATTACGCAAGCAAATCTGCAACCATGCCACTCATTTACCACCGTGGGGAGCGGCCTATGCCAATTTGGCTCAGCGATCTCATTAACGACCGTCAATCAGAATTACAGGTGGCAGCATGAAGCTCTCACTAATCTCCCGTAACAAAGTACTTGAGTTAGCTACACAAGCTAAGTTGATAAACGCAAACTCAACCATAACAACTGCAGATGTACATGACTTTGTGCAATTGCTAGATGAATGGCAAACTGCATCTGAAAAGCGTGCACGTGATAGCTTTAAAGTCCAGCAGCAATTGGTGTATGAAATGGCTGTCTTGCTGCAAGATATGAAAGAACATAAAGGCCCAGTCCTTCCACCTAATTGGGTTAATGAGCTGGTTATTTTGGCGCAAACGCTTGAAGCAGAGGTGACGTAATGACTTACTTTAAAGATGTAGGTGAATTTAGAACTAAGATGGGGTTGCCTATATCCATAGACCCCCATCTATTACCTGCGAGTGAGGCATCATACTTTGCTCGTTTTATCATGGAAGAATTATCTGAGTACTTACGTGCATGTGAGGAGAATAGTCTTGTTGACGCTGCGGACGCTGTTATTGATCTGGTCTATGTTGCCCTTGGTTGTGCTCACGCCATGGGAATACCTTTCGATGAATTATTCGGCGTTGTCCACCGCGCTAACATGGCTAAGGAACCTGCTAATGAGTATTTGCGCTCTATGAGAGGCAGTCAATACGATGTTATTAAGCCTCCGGGCTGGACTGCACCTGAAGGTGAGATGTGGGCCATCATTCAAACTAAACAGGCTAATGCAAAATGAAAATCTCAGATTTAATCGATATGTTTGTTGAAACCAAAGCTTTGAAGGAAAGCTTAAATGAGGACATCAAAAAGTGTAACGAGAAGTTGGCGCAAATTGAGGCCGACATTATGGAACAAATGGCAAACGCAGGTATTAGTCAAGCCGCGTCGGATAAAGCCAGCTGTACAATGCGAGAAACCATCCACCCAGCCATTGAAGACTGGGACGCCTTCTATGGTTATGTTGCATCAACAAATCAGTTTGAACTTCTTCACAAGCGTTTATCCTCAACTGTTTTCCGTGAGCGGTGGGAAGCAGGTGAAACAATCCCCGGTACAAAAGCATCGTCTGTCTGGGAACTTTCCGTTCGTCGCAAGTAACTTGTTAAAAGGAGCCATCGTGGCTAAAACACAAAATGCAGTAGCACTATTTGAAGATCAACTGGCCGCTATGGCCACTGAAGTTGTAAAGGCCGAGCAGTCTGGCTTAACAGCTACATTCTTATCAACCAAAGGAGGTATCCTTACTTATCGTGGTGACCCCATTACTGGTAATAAGTTGGCCTGTATTATTTTGGCAGCGCCTATTGAGCGTCTTTATTACGCAGATCGTTATGACCCTACTAAAATTGTTGGTCCTAAATGCTTTGCAATATCAAGCGTTGCTACAGGTATGGGGCCAACATCAAGTGTGGAGCAAAAACAACATGAAACCTGCGAAGGCTGTCCGCAAAATGAATGGGGCTCGTCGCCAAGTGGCGGCAAAGGCAAAGCCTGTAGAGAAACACGCCGACTCCTCGTCATCCCAGCAGACAGCATTACCACTCCGGAGTCTGTGGCTGCGGCAGAGGTCGCGGCGCTTCGTCCACCTGTAACAAGTTTGAAGAACTACGCTAACTACGTACAGACTGTGGCAGCAACTTTAAAACGTCCACCCTTGGCTGTTATCACTGAGTTGTCTGTGGTATCAGATCCAAAGACACAATTTAAGGTCGTTTTTAATGTTGTAAAAGCTATTGAGGACCCTGCCATTATTCAGGCAATCATCAAACGCGCAGGTGAGGAAACGCAACGTGCCATCGATACTGCTGGCGTAGCTAACGAAGAGACTGAGGCAGCACCTGTTGCTGAATCTGATCGCTTTTAATTGGGTTACGGAGGAAAGCGGATACGGTAAAGAGACAAATCGGTAACCGACCCGTGCAGCGAGTACTCCATTTAATCGGTATGGGCCAATGTAGCATCGACACATACGCCGGATAATCGTAACCGGCACTACCACTTATGAGGATTGAAATGAATAAATTGCCATTGATAATAGGGCTTCTAAGCCTAGCAGCATGTGGTACCAATAAACCTATCACATCTTACTCAGAGCCTCCTGTAGTGCCCATCGTAGTGGATCCACGCGCACAACAAATGAGCCGCAATGAAGTTATCCACGCTGTAGGCGATTGCGAAAGTAATGGCTTACGTGCTGTGCCAATTATTTCCAAGCGTATGGTCTCTGGTATGTTATCAGATATTGTTATTGACGTGCAATGCATGCCACGTCTTCGCTGGTTTTCTAATTAAGGAGTACGCAATGCCTACAAGACAAGAACTAGTTTTGCAATTCATGCTGGCATTTGCAGCCAATGGCCATATCACTAAGCTTATGCATGAGTATAACAACAACAAGCCCGGCATGATTGTAGCATTAGCAGGTGAATGGGCTGACGCTTACTTGGCATCTATATGAAACCAATTTTCTTAGACTTTGAAACCGAAGGTATTGAGGCACGCCCTCTATATCCACCTAAGCCAGTTGGCTTGGCTGTATACGACCCGGAAAATGAATTCCCTAATGGCTACTTTGCATTTGGGCATATTACCGGTAACACCACTACACAGGCTGTTGTAGTTAACTTAATGAGGAGTATGTATGAATCTAATCGCCAGCTCTGCTTTCATAACGCCCTATTTGACTTGGATGTTGCTGATATCCATTTCGGTCTTACAATCCCAGACCCTCTTCGGATACACGATACTCTCATTCTTTCTTTTCTCTACGATCCACATGTTCCTTCACTATCACTCAAAGATCTTGTCGTCAATTGGGATCTTGACAGACCAGACGAACGAGATGAACTTAAAGAATGGATCATTAATAACGTCCCTGAAGCTAAAAGAAAAAAGTCACAATGGGGAGCACACATCAGCAAAGGACCAGTCGAGCTGGTAGGTCGTTACGCTTCTGCTGACGTACGGCTTACTTCAAAGCTTTTTGATTTCGTCTCTTCTCACGTTTTACCGGCTCAACAAGATGCTTATCTTCGTGAGATTGCGTTGATGCCAATGTTACTTGAAAACTCACGGTTAGGGGTTCGAGTTGCTGTCCCGGGTTTAGAAAAAGCAAAACTACAAGCGGTAACAGATATTGCGTTGTGCAATGATTGGGTTCGTACATGTTTGAATTCTCCTGAGTTAAATGTCGATAGCGATCAACAGCTTATCGAATGTATTTATATGTCCGAGCATTGGGATAGAAATAAAACTTGGCCTACTACAGATAAAGGCCAAATGCAGGCAACCAAAGAAGCTTTAGAGGAGATGCTAACCAATGAGTACCTTCGAGATGTCCTCCGATATAGGGCAAATCTATCTACATGCCTCTCAACTTTCATTGAACCTTGGCTTGCATCGGGTAGATCTACGGGCCGCATCTATACCAATTGGAACAGTGTTAGAGGCGAGCGTGGTGGGACCCGGACCGGACGGCTCAGTAGTACTCCAAATTTTCAGAATGCACCAGTCAGATATCCCAAAGTAAAGCTACCATCGGATCTACATGTTGCAGACTTACCATTGGTACGTAGTTTCATTCTTCCTGATGAAGGCCATAAGCTAGTTGCATGTGACTTTAACGCTCAAGAGTTACGTATTTTTGCTCACTTTGAAGGTGGCAACTTAATGCAACAATATCAGCAAGATGCTAGAGCTGATTTGCATACCTACGCTGCCAATATGATGACACAGGCAAGTGGCCGTGAGGTTAGCAGGACATACTCAAAAGGTGTATCCTTTGCTATTCTTTATGGTGCTGGGCCTAAAAAGATTAGTGAAATGCTTGAGGTCGATTATGGCTTGGCAAAAACATTGATGGATGCCTATACCACTGCTGTAGCACCGGGCCTTAAGGCAATGCAGGCAACTATGCGTACAAGGTATAAGCTTGGCCAACCTATTAAAACTCTTGGTGGGCGCTTGGTAAAGATGGAACCGCCAAAGGTTATCAATGGTAGACTTAGAGAGTTTGACTATAAAGGTGTTAACCTTCTCATTCAAGGCTCAGCTGCAGATCAAGCTAAGGCAGCCATGTTGTTATACCAAAAGACTAAGCAAGGCAGCCGATTACTATTAAGTGTGCATGATGAATTGGTTATTAGTGCGCCTGAAGATAGTATAGAAAGAGAAGCACAATGTCTAACTGATGCTATGTGTAACGCATTAGAGATGTCAGTGCCTATGGTAAGTGACTATAAAGTTGGCAACAGCTATCAGGAAACAAAATGAAAACATTCTGGCTCATGGTCTTTATCTACATTGTAGGTATTATTGTTGCAGCACTTGATTTATTTGTTTGGAGACCATAATGAAGTCATTATCACACTCATCTATTAAGTCCTATGAAGAGTGTCCTTATAAGTATAAGCTAACTCGCATTGATAAGTTGCAAGAGCCTACAGGCCCAGCAGCGCAACGCGGCAAAGATATTCATACAGAGTTTGAAAATGCTCTTGATTTAAAACAAAAATTAGATACTACGTATGAATATTGGAACGACTACATCGAGGAATTGATTAGTAAAGGAGCTAAAAGTGAGGTACAGTTTGCGATTACAAAAGACTGGGTTCGCACCGATTTTCTTGCTGCCAATGCTTGGCTTCGTGGTATTTACGACGTGCTGTGGGTTGATGGTGATCATGCTCATGTATTGGATTGGAAGACAGGTAAAGAGCGCGATTATGGAGATCAACTCAAGTTGTATGCAGCTATTATCTTGGCTGAACTACCCCAAGTAAAAAAAGTTACTACTGAGATTTGCTACATTGATTTAAACAAAAAAGTTAATACTGCCACATACGCTCGTAAAGACTTTGATGAACTTAAAGAATGGATTAGCAATCGCATTGCACGCATCGAAAGAGATGACATTTACGCTCCAAAGCCTAGCAATAATTGTAGGTGGTGTCACTTCCGTAAAGACAATGGCGGGCCTTGTCAATGGTGACCAAGGTATTACTTGAACGAGATCTTGAAACTTACTTTTCACGGCAATGCAAAAAACAAAATCTCCTCACATTGAAGCTAAATGTTCGCTATGCAAGGGGATGGCCGGACCGAATCGTGGTATTGCCTGCTGGGAATACATTATGGGTAGAACTGAAGAGGCCCGGCGGCAAAGTATCACCGCTGCAAGCAAAGCTGCACAAGGAACTACAAAGTCGAGGACATAGTATCCACGTAATAGATTCTAAAGAAGGGATTGATCGTGTTTTGGGAACCCCATGAGTATCAAAAAGAAGCTGTAAAGTTTCTCATTACTAGAGGCTCTGGTTCTCTTTGGCTAGATCCGGGCCTAGGCAAAACCTCAGTTGTATTGTCTGCCTATAGAGTATTGCGCACTAAAGGCCTTGTAAAGAAAATGTTAGTCATTGCGCCTTTACGGCCTGTGCATGCTGTATGGCCTGCCGAGGTTAAAAAGTGGGAACAGTTTGCCGACTACTCAGTAGGCGTATTGCACGGCCCCAACAAGGCTAAAGTGCTTAAGCAAAATAACGACATTTTTGTGATTAACTTTGAAGGCATTGGTTGGCTATCATCTCAACTCAATGGTAAGCCTTGGCCATTCGATATTCTAGTAATCGATGAAAGTTCTTACTTAAAGAATACTCAAACACAACGCTTTAAAACGATTAAGCCTTTGTTGAATAAGTTTGATCGCCGTTGGGGCTTAACTGGCTCACCTGCCCCTAATAGCCTATTGGATATTTTTGGCCCGCAATATATCATTGACCAAGGCGCTACCTTTGGGCCTTACATTACGCATTTTAAAAACACCTACTTCTATCCATCTGGCTTTGGTGGGTATGAATGGAAACTTAAACCCCAAGGCGAGCAACAAATCTACGATAGGTTAGAAGGCAAGGTGCTTAGAATGGCGGCACTAGACCATCTAGATTTGCCTGAGCTAACGTATAACAACATCGTGGTAGAGCTACCTGCCGATGCTAAGAAAATCTACCAGAGCCTCGAGGATGACCTTACTATTGATTTGCAATACGGTAACATAACTGCTGTGAACGCTGCAGTGGCTGTCATGAAATGTCAACAAGTCGCCAATGGAGGATCTTATTTAGATGGAGAAAAGAAACAATCGATCAATATTCACTGCGCCAAAACACAGGCCGTTCAGGAATTGGTGGAGGAGTTGTCTGGGCAACCTTGCATTATCGGTTATCATTTTCAACATGACTTGGAAAGACTCAAAGTTGCGTTTCCTGAAGCGCCTGTCATTGGTTCCGGTGTTGTTGGCGATAAACTCGATAGAATTATTAGCTCATGGAATGCCATGGAAGTTCCGGTTTTACTTGCACATCCGATGTCTGCTGGCCACGGTCTCAATTTACAAGGCGCTGGGCATGCCGTTATCTGGTATTCCTTAACTTGGTCACTTGAAATTTATGAACAGTTTATACGCAGACTTTGGAGACAAGGACAAAAGAATCATATTGTAGTACACCACATTATTGCTAAAGATACTGTGGATGAGGCCATCATGTCTGCCGTTAAGCGCAAAGATAAAACTCAACAAAATCTGTTGAATGCTGTGCGTGACTACGTAAGTCGTGATAAAATTGAAACCGTTGATATTTGAAAAGTATGCACGCCATTCCATTACTTACACAACAAGGAGATTCTGCTATGTCAGAGGCAAAGACGCGTCGTTACGCAAACAAGAAAGCAATCATTACACTTTTAGCTGAAAACAATCCTAAGCGCCAAAACACATTGGCCTATGATCGTTTTGACTTATATAAAAGCGGTATGACAGTTGCTGAATACCTTGAGCAAGGCGGCCGCTCAGGTGATATTAATCATGATGTTGAAATGGGCTTTATTTCATTGAGTGAATAATGAAGATCTTAATAACCGGCGTCACTGAGACGCATACAAATCATCCTGATCGAGCAAGCTCAACTAAGTTTGTATCTATTCCCGAATTGATGCGTAATGCGTTCGAGCGGTTAGGGCATGAGGTACATCATCAAGCAATACATCCGGGCGATGATCTTTTTGATTACGACAAAGTTTTTATCTACGTCTACCCATTAGATCATAACGCAATAAATCCTGATGGGGCTATATGGGGTTTAGTGCAACGCCCTGATGCTTATATTTGCCTTGATGACTGGTCTTTCCAAAATGTGATACCTACATGGGAAACCAAGATTAATGCTGATGCTCTAACTCAACGTACATGGTTGGCACCATTATTTCCATGGGGTGATACTAAACAGATGGGCTTGCCGGTTGATGACATACGTCATTGGGACCCATCACCTTTATACAAACTACCTTTGTGCAATAAGTATTTGTGGGATAGGCGCAAAACAGAGTGGTATAACGCATCATTTTCAAAGGAAGCTCATGACTGGGCCACATCACAACAACTCACTTGGCCTGTACATTCCGTGGGTGGAAAGTCACTTGGACAACCAAGGCTTTTGGAGTCTCAGATTGTGTGGGATTACGGGCAATATAAAGGCGTGCTTTGCCCAACTTATGCCCATGCCGGATGTGGATGGTGGCGCGTCAGATACCAGCATGCTGCTCATGCAGGAGCTATACTCGGTAGCGATCCCAAAGAAACAGGAGTCATACATCCGGCGTACGGTTATACATTAAAAGAAATAGAAAAAATGAGTGATGAGGCAAGAGATTATCTTGCATGGCTACAAGCAGACAAGTTAAAAACAGCCACATTGCAAGAAACATTAAAAAAAGTCGAAAGGTGGTTGGAATGATCATAATTCTCGAAGGACCAGATGGTGGCGGTAAAACCACATTGGCTGAGAGACTTCGTCAATTCTTTGGCACACATCGTATGGCTCATGTTATGAAGCATGGCCCATACATAGGTATGTCAACTGAGGATTTGTGCAAGACGTATTTTAGATCCATGACTCAAGCTCTTACGTATGATGACCACGTTATCATGGACCGGTCATGGCTATCTGAGCCTATTTATGGCGCAGTCTACCGTAATGGCACTAACCGTGTAGATCTACCTAGGCGGCGTATGCTTGAGCGTGTGGCATTATCTCGAGGCGCAGTAGTGGTGCATTGCCAACCTGACTTATCTTTATGCGTAGATACTTTCAAACAGCGCAAAGGCATTGAGTACCTTGATAACACTGAGCAGCTTGGCGCCGTATATGAGGCCTATGAAACGCTTCCACAGCATACTTGCCTTCCAGTTGTGCATTATGACTATGAGAAGGATGCACTGGAGTCCCTCGTTCAAACTCTTATGGATAGATCTACACCTAATAGGGCTTCTGGAGGTGGCAGTTTTAAGCCCGGTAATATCCTTATGCTATGCGACAAGGGTCCTAGAACCAACATCAAAGCCTCTGCAGCCGTGGTGCCTTTCATTAACTTCCTAGATGATGATGGCCCTAGTCGTATGTTGGCAGATACTCTAGAGCGTGAAGGCGTGCCTGAAAAAGATCTATATTGGATCAATACGCAGACATACCAAGGCACACCTACTGATGCAGCCTTTATGAAAGACTTACAACCTAGTAGAGTTTTTGCATTAGGTAATAATGCTTACACATGGGCTCTCAATAATAATGTGCAGGCATATAAGTTGCCACCACCTTTGTATCACATGCAAAACTTTCCGCATCAACCCTACCATGTAACTGAGAGCGACTATGGAAATACCACTTATACATCGTGAAGAAGATCTTATTCTGCTTTACAAGGCACTTGATTATCGTGGCGTTGAGTCCAACCCAAGAGGTGAAGGCACAAAGGAAATTGAGAACTTCACTTATTCTCTTGGCCCTTTCGTGCGCTTTAACTCTTTTGTTGGTCGCAACTTCAATCTTAATTATCTTAAGCGTGAAATGGCATGGTACATAAAGGCAGACCCTTTCGATACCTCCATCTCAGCTCATGCAGCTCAATGGGGCAAGATTGTTGTCAACGGTAAGCTAAATAGTAACTATGGTAGCTACTGGTTTGGCAAGTATGGCGTAAGGCATATTGTTAGATTGCTGCAAAAAGACCCTATGAGTCGCCGTGCAGTCATTCCTATGTATGGCACTGACATTGACCACATGGACATAGAGGCCAAAGATGTCCCTTGCACGATTGCTATTGAGTTTCGTTTACGCCGCAGTAGGCTTAATGCAAGAGTCATTATGCGTAGCCAAGACATTCTATGGGGAATGGCTAATGATATACCCACTTTCTCGTTTTTACAAGAAATTGTTGCTGTCCTTCTTAATGCCGAAGTAGGCTCACTAACTGTATCAGTTGGTTCGTTTCATGTTTACGAATCAAGAATGAAGATGTTTAAAGATATATTAGAAAAGCAACAGCATATCCCAGTGTCAGACAAGCCACCAAGGATTCAAAGGTATGAAGCCCACATGTTAATGGATAAGCATATTGATACTGCTCACCCGTTCTCACGCTGGCTACTTGATGTATAATTCACGTGTAGTACTTGACCATTGAAAGGAATACAAATGCAAACGCCTAAAATCCGTTGGACCTCCAGAGAACGTGAGCAAGTTATTGTAAAAGCTGTTGAGCTCTTCAATAATGGTAGTAAGTTATCCATTGCTGTAACTGACGCGCAGTCGGTGCTAGATGCCGATCGTCAACGGCCTGCAGCTAGTGTTCGTTGCGATCAGCAACTTCTTAAAGAGATTAAATCTCGGGCGTACGCAATAACATATGCAATTACCTCCACACCGCAAAAGATTAATGCACCAGAGCCCACTCCTGTGGCTCAAGATACGCCTTCGTTAGATTCGTTTGTAGCTTTACTTGCCAAACAATTTGCAAAGACATTTAAGGAAGAAGTTAGGCTTGCAGTTAAAGAACTAGAGCATGAGTTCAAAATTGCCAAGCATAACCCTGAGTATGAAAGTACTCGAACTGACAAGCCCCGTGTTATTATCATAGGACTACTAGATGCTCAAGCATACATAATAGAGAAAGAGTTTACTAACTTCGATATCTCATGCATTGACACTAATCGGGCATTGAATTATTTCCCGCCACTTGCTGACGCGTACTTATTGATGAAAAACTTTATCAATCATTCAGTTTATGATAAGTACAAACCACTACCTAATCACGTTCTTATTGATGGAGGTATGACCGCATTAAGAACATGGCTTAGTTCGAAAGGAAACGAATTGTGAGTATACCCTATGAATATGTATATACCCCCTCAACCACCGACGTAACTATACGTTGGCGTGTAAAGTATAAATGGGTTCCACCTACTGAGCAAGAGCATTTTAAAAAGAAATGGGCTGATTTTAGAACTCAAGCTGCTCGAGGTATTGAAAGCTTGGCTCCTGAAGAAGACCCTATTACTGAGTCGCAGCATGTTAACATTAGGAGAATCATAGAATGGAAGACCAAATGAAGCAAGAGTATCATGATTGGGTAGCTTTATTAAATAAAACAAACAATCGTGATCTACTACGTGACCCTTACAGCATTTGGACAGAAGCGTGGCATGTTGCTATGATGGTTGGCAAAAAAATCCCCGTACAAGACGGGGAAAAACCACTCTGTCAATAGCGAGAGTTATCTAACAGGTGGCGCTGCTGTCTGCGGTTGTAACGGCTGGTCGGCAGGGTTGCCTTCATTCATATACTTATAAGCCTGATAAAGTAATGGTGGAGCTGATATTGCAAGGCCTAAGCCTTTTGCAACTGGATGTGGCAAAGACATAAGGGCTCCACCTGCAGCACCCATACCATGTTCTACCATACCGGGAACGTCTTGATTTTTATAAGCTTCATAAGCTTGTACACCTTCATAGCCTGTTGCGGCGCCACCTAATAAACCGCTAAGTGGAATATTCTTAGCAAATCGACCTAGCTTCTCAAGAGTACTTGGCGTAGTCATTTCTTCAAGCATTTGCGCACGCTTACCTGCTCGTGTGGCAGTAGATTGCGTTGTTTCCAAAGTCTTATTGAGTTTCTCAAGCGCCAACTTATTCTCATTGGCTGCTTTTACAGCTGCATCATATTCAGCTTGAGCTTTTATAAAGTTAGTATGCGCAGATTTTTGCGCAGGGGATGTAAACTCACCTGAAAACTCTGCAGTGTTAGGCACAATTAATCCTGAGCGTGATGCTTTAAAATTAGCGCCTTCACCTACTGCGTTTAATTCTTGTTGCATTCGATAATTACGAGCTGCTTCAGTTGTAGCATCACCACCTGGGCCCATTGAGCCAACTGTCTTTTTGCTCCACTTATCGCCTGCTAATGCTTCATCCGGTGCACTTGTAGGCGCGCCATAACGTACTGCCTCTGCCTCAGCTGCGCGTAAAGCTTTTTGCGCGTCATCCAAAGCTATGTTTAATGCTTCTTGTCGAGTCATCAAAGCGCGTATATCCATGGATACGTCTTTAAGCTCATCAACACCTAGTTTTGCGGTGATTTTAAGATCTTGTATGCGTGCTTCACGTGAAGGTAACTTGGCAAACTTATCACGATTAAGAGCAACACCTACACCTGCGCCAGCTACAGCGGCGCTCTCTTTGCTTACAGGCGCGCTATAACGTTTGGTAGAAGATACTGTGGTGGCTGGTGCTGGCCCCGGAGTAGGTGGCCCAGCACGAAATATTTCACCCATATCTTCAAGCTTCTTTTCACTAGGCGCAGATGGTATTTGTGGCAAGTCACCAGTATACTCTTCACGTTTTTTACGTGGAGGCGGTGCAGGCTTTTTATCTGCTGCAGCTTTACCGCCACCAAAAATAGGGTCCAGATCTTCTAGTGACATAATTATCTACCCATATAAGGATTGTGCTTACTATACAACTCTTGGTAATACTTGTCAAAGCGATCCATTACTGAATTGTAATCAGAAGAAGTAAAGAAATCACTAAAACCAGAAGCAGGTCCATATTTCTTATTCCACGCGCCATATAGCTTATTCAATTCACCGCGCATATTCATACCTACAATATTCTCTTTGGCGTAGTACTTAATGGCTTCAGCTGAGTCTTTGGCTGTAATCATTGGTGCTTGCAAAAGAGTTACGTCGGCGTTAGAGATTTGCGGGCCAAGGATGGACTTATTAACTCGAGCATTTTCAAAGAATTGCTTGGCAATAAGATTACTGATTCGTGCCAAAGCTTGCTGCTCAGTTGGAGGCAATTTAACTTTGGATAAGAACTCATTAACCGGCAAAGAAAAAGAACCCCATGGTGTAGATGCGCCTTGCTCTGCAGCAGCAGCCAAGCCATTTAACAACCCTTGCTTTTGCATAAGCCCTAACACTTGCGGGTACTTATCTGCAAGGTCATGCAACTCACGAAGGTCTCTAACAGACGAATTGACACGCTCTGGAGACCAAGTAACCAAAGTGCCAACTTGCTCTTTATACATCTCATCAAGCATCTTTTGACGCTCACCCATTGCCTTAGCTCGAACAGCCAAAGGCACACTATTATCAGCCGTTGCAGTTTGCTCAGCTAGTTGTACTGGCCCAGGAGTTGTAGCCATCGGCTTTTCTATAATAGGCTCATTGCCTGTATCAACTCTAGGCCCTGGTGAATTAGGCACTATCTCAGTTTTTAAACTACCACTTGGCACAGGCAACACGTTAGGCTCACTTACAGGCGCCGGAGTTGCTTGAGGCTTTTCACCTACACCTAAGATTCTACGTGATGCAGGAGATAAGAACTTAATAAAGTCTTCACCAAACTCAGCACGTTGTTTTCCAAGATCAACTTCTTTACCTGCAAGCTCCGTGCCTAACTTAACATTGCCGGTTTCCATTTCAGCGGCGTTCTTAAGCATGGTGCCTAGCTCAGGTGAGCGTAGAGCCACTGCCATGTAAGCCTGTGGAGTAATCTTACTAAGTAAATCAGATGGGATGGCGCCTCTTTGAATCATTGCCTGAGTTGTCTTTGGGTCAGTACCAAAGATACCTGAAATAATAGATAAGGCTTCATTTTGGCGTGAAACACTATACTTTTGGCCAGCCAACTGCGCTCTAAGTTGAGCAATAGGTAGCGCCATTTCTTGCGACTTTTCAACATCTTGGCCAATGGAAGTAGACGCCTTGCCTATGGCCTCTGAAATATTACCTGTTCGCCCAGGGTCAGCCATTGCCCCTGCAACTTTCCACCAGTTAATAGGCTTTGCCGCACGAGATTCTAATGATTGCAGTATTTTGCTAACTGCATCCATATACTCAGTTTGAGCTTGTGGATCTTGCCCTATGCCCAATGGTGCAGCAGGAAGTGCGCCGGTTGCCATAATCTATCCTTTACCCAATATCAAAGTCGTAATCACCAAAAGTATTACCTGCCGAACTATTTGTTGAAGAGCTGCTGCTAAACGGGTTTATTTTGTCCCAAGGCAACTTAGAAATGCCGCCAATAATATTACCTAATGGCGTATTGCCCGCAACGCCACCATACGAGGCAGGCGATGTATTTAATGCTGCCAATAGACTACCTAGGCTACTAATTTGTTGCAAAGGCGACGCTGCGTAGGCACCGGGCAATGGGCCTTGATACGTTGAGGACGTTGCAGTAGGCACATTATATCCGCGCAGCAATCCTGAAGCAGCAGTTGCAGTTTGCAATGGGAATAATTGCTGTTGCTGCTGAATTTGTTGCTGCTGGCCACCTAAAGTAGCAAGAGCATTAATATTACCTAAGCCAAGAGCTTGGTTACTTGTTGCAAGATTACCAAGCTGTTGACCTGCAGCTAACTGGTTTGCCACTTGATTTTGCGCAGCTTGTAAAGCTTGTGTATATCCTGTTTGCAATGCTTGTTGCTGCTGAGCTTGTGTAGCTAAGTTAGCGTTATTAATAACTTGGCCTAGCGCACCGGCGCCACGAGAAGAGCCAAATTGTCCACTACCTACGATACCTGCAGTAGCTTGTGGTGATAGGTTCCTAACAATGTTTTGCTGATTTAAGTCGCCTAATGTATTAACTACATTGTTTGCATAAGGCGTCATCATTTGCTGAGTTAAGTCAGCAACGTTGGTATTGCCTGCAGTTTGGGCTAAATTAGTAGCTGCTTGCAAAGTAGGCTGATAGGCACTACCTGCGTTGGCAACGCTGTTAAATGCTTGCTGTTGTAACGCAGTAGGCCCTATGAATTGAGCACCCGCTGCTGCATTTTGACCTGTTTGTGCAAGGCTACTAAGGTAATCGTTATACCACCCAGGAGTTGTTGTTGTAGATGACTGGGTAGTTTTTACATCAGGTAGCGCACTGCCTTGTGCTAAGTCCATAATTAACCTTTCAAATACTCAAGTGGCGACTTGGCCTTAGGTGGAATGTTTGTATGCGATGCTGCTCGCTTATGTTTACGTATGTTACGGCGCATTTTATCAAGTACTAGTGCACCTGCTTTATTTGAACCATTTCCGAGAGCAGCAACAGTATCGGCATCAAACACATATTCACCATCAGCCAGCATTGCAGGTATACTATCTGATTGCCCATCGCCTTCACCTTCGACGTAAAAGCCAGTTTTACCAGTAATAAATTCAGGGACATGCGTGTCACCACCTTTAGCGTAATAACGCTTTTGCATTGCTTCTTGGCGCCGTGTCCCTAACCCATCCCAATCTTTTGTCATTGAATCCATGTCATTAGGCTTATACGGGTTATCACGAATCATATTACCAATATCTGTTTCCAAACGATTATACCTAAAGTCACCCGGCATATCCTCAATAGGCTGGTCATAAAATCTAGTAGGGTTTATTACGCTGTCTTGCCCAGACGGAAATTTGCCGGTTTTATACTTATCGTGCTTATCTAGTTTAAAGGCTAATCGCAATGTTTCTAAATCCAATGGGCTTAAATTCTCAATTTGCTCACGTGTTTGCGTTTTTAGATCTTGTCCTGCGCCCCATTCTTCTAATATATCTAGTAAATCAGGCGACATAACTTCACCGCCATCCTTATACCCTGAAATCTGCCGCAACCCTGCGGAACTTAATGGGTCATATTGTGATACAGGTTTGCCAGAAAGCAATGCTCCTGCGTTGCCTGAGTAGGTAGTATCCTGCATGGCAGGCATTGCGCCATAAGTATAATAACTATTGCCTTGCTGTTGGTTACCCATAGCAGACTTATTTTTATTTAGCAATTGCGCCAATAATTGTGGGTTCACCGCGCCTAGCTCCGGAGATAATTGTTGTAGCTGCATAGGTTGTAAAGCTGTATTCTCATTAATAGGCGCGCCGGGCAAAAATGCGGCTTGCCCTTCATTAGGTAATGCACCAAGTTGCTTACCTGCTGCTAAACTAGAAAGCGCACCTGCAATACCTGTAGCTGGGTCAATACCTCCAAGACCCTGATCAGGGTTGTTACCCAGTATTTGGTTTACGGCGCCTCCAACTTGTGACGCAGTCTTATACGCCTTATAGCCATTCTTTATATCATCTAAGATTGATGTGCTACCAATCTTAGGATTTTGTGGAAACTGCTGTGTACCTATCTTTGCAGGACCTTCAGGCCCAACTTCATACTTTGGTGCATTTGGGTTATACGTATCAGCAATGGCATTAGCAATAATGTTATCTAACGTATCAGCGCCAAAGTAACCTGCGCCACCAAGACCTGCGGATACGCCTAGTGCATTAAGAGGCGCACCAGTGTAGCCGGCCATAATATGGCCTGCGCCGGCTTCAACACCAGGGAAATAATTTATGCCTGCATTTGCGGCTGTATTTGCAGACACTTGGCCTGCCTGTAACCCTGCAGTGCTTGAAGTGCCGCCTAAAAAAGAAGGCAAAACTTGAGCATGCTGAAGCACCCCACCTACAGCAGGCAGTAATGCTAGAAATGGGCCGTATTCTTCAAAAAAACTAGGCGCCTTGGCGTAT